ATGACGCAATCGGAGCCCGTGAAACCCGGCGATGAAGCATCGCCCGGAACGCCCGGAACGGGTGAGAACCTGTGCCCCCGCTGTAGCGGAAGCGGACAGTTCGAAGCCAAGTCTTGCCCGGACTGCAACGGCACCGGAAAAGTGATCGCCGGCATCGGCGGCGGCTGATCGCTCTCACCATAGACCATTGCCCGCAGAGCGTGTCGGCGCTGCAAAACAGGCTCACGCAGCGCCGTCTTTCATGCTAGAACGAAAATAGAACAAGTGGGCGGCCGATATCCGGTGAGGTTTCCATGATCGCGACGGCGTGCCCGACGCGTGAATGGCGGCCGGCTCGGCCCTGGTGCGGGAGAACGACGGTGACGATGCGGACGACCTACCTCGTGCAGACCTTCGTCTTGAAGCGCAAACGCCTGTGCCCCGGCGACCAACAGGTATCGCCGTCGGTGAACGGTGCGCTGAAGCGGGCCGAGGCAATGGCCACGCGGCTGCCGGGCACCGCCGCGATCCAGATCGTGGCCGACGACGAAACCGGTGAGCTGGAAAGCGCGACGATTCTCGGCCGATTCGGCGAGGTGCCGGAAGACTTCGCCGAGACGCTTCAGGCCGCCTGACGAACGTATCGAGAGAAGAGGCACCACATGGCTTTCAAGCCGAAATCAGCCGCGGAGACGAAGGCTCGCGATCTGGGTTTGGCGCTCGCGCGGATCGCCGAGAACGAGGGCATGCCGGCCCATGTCGGCGTGGACGCTCTGCGCCGGTCGAGCCCGCGCCTGACGCCGCTGGCGATCGGGCAGATGGTGCGCAAGCACCGCGACATCCTCGAAGAGACGCTGATCGAGCGGGGGCTGACGCTCGTGGATTATGCCGACCAGGGGCCGGGACGCGGCATGGAGTTCGAGGTCGCCAGCGCCTGAGGGCGCGTCGGTCTCGCGCTGACTTCTTGGTGAGGGCGGCTCCTCCGCCGGTTCGACACCGGCAGCGGGGACGTGACGCGACCATTGGGGCGGGTGCCAGCCAGGAACGATCACGGCGCGCAGGTCTTGTCCCGGCACTTCGAGAGCCCGAGGAGGCCCGCCGTGGACGATGATCGTGTTTGGTCGTTCGAAAAGAGCCTGTGGACCGGTGACCCGGATCATTACCGCGAACTCGTCGATGACGAGTGTCTGATGGCGCTGCCGCAGCCGCCCTATGTCTTCGGCGGCACCCAGGCGATCGAAGCGGTGGCGAACACCCCCCGTTGGTCCAATGCCGAGTTCGACGATGGCCGGATCGCGCGCCCCCAGGAAGGTCTGATCGTCATCGCCTATTCCGTGAAGGCGTCACGGGGCGATGAAACCTACGAGGCGCATTGCACCTCGACATACCGCCGGCTCTCGCACGAGGAATGGCGCGTCGTGCAGCACCAGCAGACCCCGCGCATTCTCGCCCCGGTCGTCGACGAAGAGCACTGACACAACGGGCGCGTCGGAGCGGTCACGGACGACATCTCTCGTCGCGATGCGTGGCCGTGTGCGATGGAGCCGCCCTCGGAGAGCCGGGTGGCTCCATTTCTCGTCAACGCGCCGCTAGGCTGAGTTGAGGCGCAAAACGCATCGCTCAAGCGAACAGCGAGCGCGTGACGGCGATGGAAGGAGAAATTCAGCAAAACCCATGAAGCGGAGGGCACGCCATCAGCGCGGCGGCACCGTCTCTCACACAGTCAATCCTGCGCAGCGGGAAGCGCGGAAACTGCACGTTTGTAAGGGTTTGGAAGAGTTTGGCTCCCCGAGCAGATCGCAAATAAATATTTAAAATCAGACTCTTAAGCCCCGCACCTAGCCTAAAGGCACCGATTGGCGCGCAAGGGGAATTTTCCGCGGCCCCCGCACCTGCCTCGGCTCGTCGAGTGGGGAAATGAATTGCACTCTAAGGCGAGGCGCACTTTGGGCAGAGGTTCTGTTGGCGAGGGCAGCCAGTGCGCGATAGGCTCGCCGCATGGACGATTCGCCACCTTTCCGACCCGACACAGCCAAGGACGCCATTGAGGGCGACGGCGATTTCCTCTTGCCGATCTGCGAGCCGAAGCCCGGCCTGCTGATGGGTGAATCGCTTGCCGTGATCGTGCTGACGACGGTCGAGGGACAGCGCGTCGGCGTACCGCTCGGAATGCAGGGGCTCTCCGACCTGCACGAGGTTACTCGCGAGGCGCTGCGGATGCTGCAGGCGACAGATGAGGACAGTGTGCAGTGAGTGGCTCTGATGCCACCGTCGGCGAACTGTTCAAGGCCAAGGCCGTCACCGACGAGCAGGTGAACGCGGCTGTCGATGCGTACCTCGCCGATCCCGGCACCACCGCCCATCCGATCGCCGACGGCTACAGCATCGATCTCGCCGCGGCCGTCGCCGGGCATGGCTGGGCGAGCGCGGTTGTCGCCAACCCCGAGAGCAGCCCGACCCTGAAGCGCGGGGCGATTCGGACCGCCATCCTGTTGGCGCGGGCGACAAAGGCGTGAGTGACCCCGACCAATCTGCCGCCGAGATGCGCGGCCTGCTCCGGTTCGCGCAGGGCCTCGGCCTGGACGAGGTGGCCGTGCGGGAGATCTACGAGGCGGTCGGGCGTGAGGCTGAAGCGGCCGGCGCCAGCGATGATGACCGCATGGCCGAGGTGCGGAAGCGGATGCTCGCGGCGGCGCGAGGATAGCGAGCGCGCAGCGCACAGAACCGGTGGATATCGCCTGCGGTGCTGCGCACCGGCCACAGACACGCAAGGTTGCGTCGTGGATGCTGGGTGTCCCGAAACGAAAAACCGCCCCGAACGATTCGGGACGGTTTTCGCGGAGGGAGCTGGCCGAGGCCGGAACACCTTCTGTGCAAGCGGATCATCACCATGGTCCGTTGAAAGTGTCCAGCCTTCGGTCGGCGTTTCGTTAACGCGCACGACTGGAGCTGCGACTTTGCAACAGCATTTTGACCTCATCCCTCACCGCGTCGGCGGTGATCTCGTCTGCCAGCGCCCGAGCGACGGCTACATCAACGCCACCGCGATGTGCCAAGCGACCGGCAAACTCTACGCGGACTATGCCCGCCTGCGCACGACGAGCGCCTTCCTCGACGCTCTGTCGGCCGATATGGGGATTCCCATAACGGAACTTGTTCAGACACTTAGAGGCGGCGAACCGCATCTTCAGGGCACTTGGGTTCACCCTGACGTGGCGATCAATCTCGGCCAGTGGTGCTCGCCCGAGTTTGCCGTTCAGGTAAGCCGTTGGGTGCGAGAATGGACATCCGGCCGGGCGGCGATCCGACCCCAACTGCCCTACCACCTGCGTCGGCACCTCGCGAACCACCCGAACGTGCCACCCGGGCACTTCTCCATTCTCGTGGAGATGACAACACTGCTCATCGCCCCCTTGGAGGCGCTTGGCTACACGCTGCCGGAGCGCATGCTGCCGGACATCTCGCAGGGTAAAATCTTCTGTCGGTTCCTGCGGGAGGAATGGGGGATCAACACCGACGCCTTCCCGACCTACCAACACGACTTCGAGGACGGGCGCACGGTCTTCCCGAAGGCCTACCCCGACGACATGCTTGCAGCGTTCCGCCGTCACTTTTGGACGGTTTGGCTGCCCGAGCGCGCTGAGGAGTACTTCGGAAGCCGCGATCGAGCGGCTCTACAATACCTGCCGATCCTGAACGCGAAGGCGACGGCGGCCGGATTGCCAATGCCGCTGAAGAAGCTCCCGCCGCGTCCGATACCGAAGCAAAAGCGTCGCGCCTGAGCTTGAAACAAAAAGCCCCGCCGCGGCTGAGCCGGGCGGGGCAAGTATGGATCGATGTGAAACACCCGCTGGAGGGCGGGCATGATGTAGACGGCTAGCGGCGCGCAGATAGTCCGCAGCGTCACCCCGGCGGCGGTCCTCTCTCCACGCACGGCGCCCGCACCACCTCCTCCGGCGTCTCCCGCGCGAAGGTCGTAAGCGGCCCGATGGTGATCTCTGAGCGGGCGTGAGGACGATCGCCCGGCGCCGTCATCACCGGGCTGATGCGCGTGCTCGGCCCGATGTAGAGGTAGGCGCGGGCATCCTTGGCCGGCTTCCCGCTCGCGAGCAGGCCGGCCAGGGTGACGGCGATAAAGCAGGGTGCCATCACCGATCCCGCTCGTGGTGCGCTCGGTTCTCGATCGCCTGCTCGCGCTCGATCAGCCCCAGGATTTCCGTCTGCCGCCTCGTCTCCTCTCGGATGACCCGGACGCATTCCGCGATGCGCCCGGTATCCTCCGCCTGTCGCCGGGCGAGGTCGCGCAGCTCGCGCATCAGATCGACTGCCTCGCGGGGCCCCTGCAGGAACGGGGCTGGCACATCGGCGATGCCGACCGGAGCCGGCGGCGGCAGGTGATCGCGGTCGCCCCGCGCCCGGGTGACCATCCAGCCGATCAGCATCATGGTGCAGCCGCCGACGAAGATCTGGAGGAACTGCTGGGTCGCGATCACGTCCTTCAGGAAGGTGAGCCAATCCATCAGCCCCGAACCTCCTCAAGTGCCGCCAGAGCCTTACCGATCCGGCTCTTGCGCGACACGCCGTCCAGCACGGCGATGTAGACGGAAATGGCTTCGAACCCGGCGAGCGTCCCGAACACCGGAATGACGAAGCTCGGGGCGTGCGCCACCGTGAAGGCATCATAGATCAGGGCCATCGCGAACTGGCCCATGATGAGGCACTCGCCCGCTTCCTTGGGGCCGTAGACGACGTTCGCCTGCCCCTCACGCTCAACGACCCAATAGTCCCCGTCCTCGCCGTCTGAGGGCTGCGGCGGCAGCGTGCCGGTAAGCAAGCCAGAGCCGCGACGGCCAGCCTGCCCGGCGACGGCAACGGGCGTGATAATCGCCTGCCGACCCTGGCCGAAGGTGATCCCTTGGCGATCGGCGACAAAGTCCCGGATCTGGGCCGGGTCGCCGTAGAACAGGCGCACCGGCGCAAACAGGCGCCGCGCGCCGTCCACCACCTCCAGCAGGTCGGCGGTCAGCTCACCGCGCGGGAAGTTCGCCTGTGCGAAGGTCCGCGAGACCTGATGCACGAAGGTGTTCTTGACCGTCTGGTCGCCACTGCCATCTGTCGGCGGGAGGAGTGTCAGCCCATCCTGAAAAGTGAGGATCTTGAGCTCTTTGACCGGCTCGGCAACGCCTTGCTTCGTCGTGGCTGGCGCGATCCAGGCCTCGAAGACGCGCCCCTCGACGGACAGCGGGTTGCCGGCAGAGTCGAACAGAGGGATCTCCCAATAGGGGTCCGTCTGGGTCGAGATGATGAACTGCGGCAGACCGGCCATGGATGGCTCTCTCGCGTCAGGCAGCCGAACGGCCGCGGCGCGGCGGTGGGCCACGCGCGGGGTCGGTTAGGGTTGCGGGTGTTGGGTGGGCGGCTTAGGCCAGCCCTTGAAGGCGAGCGCTTATGCGCGCAGCGCGATATTGGTCTTTGGAACCGAGATGACGGTGTAGTTCCCGTCCGCCGTCAGGACGAGGACGTTCGCGAGCGACAGTTCTTGGGGGCCGAAAACAAGAACGCCTAATTCAAAAGGAAACGGGGCGACATCGGGCGGGAAGCCAAAACGGTTTGTAATATTGACCTGGGCGCCACGACCCGGCCCGAATGGCGTTGTCGGCTGATTGTAGAGCGCCCATAGAAAGTTCAGGCAATCGGCCGCATTGCTGATCGCGAGAACATCATTTCTTTTTACAACAATTGCCATTTCCGTCTCCTTTTAGCGCGGAGCCAGATGGGCTTTGGGAATAGCTACGACGACGGCATCACCGCCTCCGGTTAGAACCAAGACCCAGCAAACTGGCGGCTCGTTCGGGCATTCGACCACCACGCCGACCTCGTACCAGCCGATGTTGGCGGGCAGCGACGAGCGATCAATGATGTTGACCCATTGTCCTCGCACAAAGGGGCTCTGGGGCAGGATCGCCCGGAAAATAAGGTAGTCCATCGCCTGCTGAGGCGTGTCGATCACGAGATTGTTCGGGCGTGAGACGAGGATTGCCACGGTGCTCTCCCAGCTACTCGGCTTCGCGCTTGGCAAGATTGTCCGTCTGTACTTGGATCGCGATCTGCTGGCCGCCTGCAGTGAAGACGAGCACCCACGAGAACAGCTGGCCCGGTAGGTCGCAGAGCACGACGCCCACATCGCCGACGGCAATCTCTGGCGAGAGGCCTGCCCGGCTGGTGATGTCGACCGCCTCGCCGGTCTGAAAAGGGCTTTGGTCCTGCATGCCCTGGAACGTTTCTCCTAGATATGCAGCGATCTCGTCGGGCGTGTTCAGCGTGCGCTGTCGCGACTCGGCGAAGGTGAGCATGGCGTTTGTCCCTATGCTTTCGGCTGGAAGCCAGCGAGATGAAGTTCGTTGATCTGGACTTGGCCGGCGCCGGGGGAGGTGTAGCTGTATCGTATCCGAACACTTCGAAGACCGACCGGAAGATATCGGATGCAGGAGCATCGAAAATCGAATGTATTATTGCCGGCGCCTGATGTTATGCTTTGCAGTAAATCATTAAATCTGAAATAACCGGCAAGCGCTCCATCGACAATCAGCTGCATCCCGGACAGCTGTGTATTCTGCGGGCCGGTGATCGTGATTTTACCAAAAACTTCAATGCACGCTGGAAAGTCTGAATTCGTGACATTGTAATTGAAATTTAGATTGGCATCGATTTGATCCGATACCGACCCTTGCCCCGCGATTAGCGTGTAGGAAGGAATGTCGATCCTGAGCGGGATCGAAGCCTGCCCAGAGGTCAGCCGCAGGTACGGCACGCTGAGCGTCCCCGAGCCCGCATCGTAGAAGAAAGCCGGCACGCCACTGGCGCCGGGCGACGTGATGACGAACTTGTCGGCATCAAATCGAACAAGGCTCGTGCCGTTCAGCAGATCGATGGAGAAACCTGCGCCTCGGGTCTGCCCCCCGACGGTGGCCGCAAGCAGCATCTCAAACCGCGCCTCGACGCCAGCGATGCCGGAACTAGCCTGAAGCGTCATCCGGCCGGTGGCGGTGCCGCGGTCGGTCTGCGCCTGAACCGCATCGACCCGGCTTGCAATTGCACCGTCCGCCGTGACCCGCGCGCTGCTCTCGCTGCTGACGCCGGCCAAAGCCGCATCGGTCCGCGCGACCACGGCGTCGATCCGCTGCGCCAGCACCCCGTCGCTGCCCACGCGGGCGGTCTGTTCTGAGGTGACCCCAGCGAGCGCCGCATCCGTGCGGGCCACCACGGTGTCGATGCGCTGGCCGATTAGGCGAGGCGAAGATCGTCGGCGCGCTGGTTGTCGGCCGCGTTCTCGGCGTCGATCTCCTCGGCGTCGTAGCCGCCCTCGGCCACCTTCCGGCTGCGCGAGGACAGACCCGCCTGGATCTCCTTGGTCTTGCTCTCGACGTCCTGCACGGGGTGGATGTACGGCCACGCCTGCGGGATCCAATTCACCGCGTAGACGTCTTCGCGGCGCATGCCCTCGGGCAGCTTCAGCGCACCGGAGAGCAGGGCGAGATCGACCCAGCGGCGCCAGACTGGCCGGCACAGCTGATAAACGACGAGGTGGTGATAAGCCGTGTTATTTTACAGACACTTAGCCCGCGCCGTTGCTTAGGCGTTGCAGCCAGTACCCTCGATTTGCAACAGCGGCGCCGAGATCCGCGCCATGACCGCCTGTAGGCGGACCGCCCTGGCGTCGTCCGTGAGCATCGCGTGGCAGTAGGTCTTTAGGGTCGTGTCGAGGTGGCTGTGCCCCATCATCTCGGGAATGTCGGTCAGGGGCACACCCGATGCCGCGAGCATGCTGGCCGCGAAGTGGCGCAGCGCGTGGAAGTGAAAACGGTCCTCCGGGTGCTCCATCCCGACCTGCCGGAGAAGCGGCTGCCACATCGTCTCGTGGAAGTGCGTGGCCGAGAGCGGTGAACCGCCGCGCGTGGCGACTAGCAGCCCGTGCGGATTCGGCCGGTGATGGTCGCGCAGGTAAGCCACGATCATCGCGCCAATCTGCGCCGGTAGGGGGAAGTCCCGCACGCCTGCGGCAGTCTTCGGCCCCTTGATGCCGTCGTGCTTGGAGAAGCTGTGGCGGATGCGGAGCACGCCCCGGTCGAGGTCGATGTTCTCGACGGCGAGGCCGGCAATCTCGCCGTAGCGCAGCCCGCACACCGCGGCGAGATGAACGATGATCCGGCGTAGGTCCGAGGTGCGCTGCTCCCAGTTTTTAGGCCGCTGTTCGGTCGCCTTCAGCAGCGTTTTGACCTGCTCGACGGTGAAGGCTCGCACCTTCCGGTCCTTGATGCCCTTCAGTTCATCCAGCACCTCGTCCACCGGCTTCGTCTTCATGTGGCCGTGCTTGCGGGCGAAGTCCTGGAGCTGCTTGAGCACCACGATGCGGTCACGGGCCGTGCGCGGCAGTAGCAGCCCGGTTCGGACAGGCTCCTCATAGCAGGCCATGATCTCGGCATGCGTCAGCTCAGATGCGATCCGGCGACCGATCCGCGGGAGGATAGTGTTGCGCAAAGCCGACTCGATGTTGCGAGCCCGTCCGTTGAGCAGTCGCCCGTCGTCCACGCGAGCACGAATGTGGAGCAGGAAGGCCTCGGCGAGCGCGGCCACAGTGAGAGTGTCGCGTCCGGAGACGTGAACACCTTCCTCGATCTCCTGCACGACTTTGTTTTTGAAGGCGTCGGCCTGCTTCTTCAGCGTGAACGTCTTGTGGCACCGCTGACCGGCCGCATCTTTGTAGTCGACAACCCATTTGCTGGTGCCGTCTGGATACTGCCGCTTTCGTACGCTCGCCATAGTCAGGCGCTCCTCTCTGTGGTGGTGGGAAGGGCTTCGTAGGTGAACCCGAACTCGGTCTGGCGCCGGCCCTCCCGCATCTCGGGGACGACAGGCAGGCCGAGGGCGAGCCAGAGGCTACCGGCGGCGCGGGTGCCGAAGGTCTGCCGGGCCTCGGTGACGAGGGAGCGCCGGACGGGCACCGGCTCCTCGCGAGCGGGCTCGGCCAGTTCGAGCCGCGCCACCGTGGCGCGCTCGCCGTAGAAGTGCCGGAACAGGACGGCGAAGCACTCACGCTTGTAGGCCAGCACCCGCCCGCGGGCGTCGGCCTTCACGCGGCTGGCGTCGATGCCGAACAGCCAACCTTGAATGAGGTCGAGACGGAGGCAGACCGTCTCTTGCTCGCCGCCGGGCGTAGGCATCCGCGTCACACGGATACCTTCGGCCAGGATCGGATCACGGTGGAGCCGGTCATGCTGGCCGGACCACTTGAGCCCGAGGCCGTCCGAGATCGGCTTGACGGCCACGAAGACGCTTTCGCCGTCCTCTACGGCGAAAAGGGTGTCGTCGTGGAAGTTGATGGTGACGAGTTTCGACATGGTGCCCTCACGATTGCCGCTCCCCAGATCGGGGGAGCGCAAGTGCCGCTCGCACGGGATTGCGCGAGCGGCGGTCGTGAGGCCCGGCCGGGCTGAGGGGTTTCGGCGCAACTTGCGCCGAAACCGGCGCAACTTGCGCCAGTTTCTGTGACCCCCAGAGCGGCCGGGCCGGGGTATCAGCGGCAGGCGTGCGCCCGCGCCATCAGGTCGCCAGCCAGACGCTTGCGCTCCTCCGCGCAGCGAAAGGCTTCATCCGCGAGGTCGGCGAGGTCGGCGAGGTAGGCAGAGCGGGCGAGGTCGAGGTGCGCCCACCGGATCTGCGCCAGGGCAAGAAAGGCGAGGATCACGCGCATCATTTCAGACGCCCGTTCATGCCCGCGGCCTCGCACCATCTCGTGCGAAGCACCTCTCCAAGGCGTGAGATGGTGTGGCCGAGCTGAGCGAGCGCAGCGCGCTGCTCCTCGTCAGGCAAAGCGTGAGCCGCCATGTGCACGGCCTCGCCCCAATCACGAACCTCGAAGATGGGCACTTCCATCTCGCGCACAGCCTCGAGTCGGTCGGCGGCACTCATGCTGCCTCCAGCTCGTCGCGAAGGCGCTGCTCGTGCCAGCCGTCGTCGTCGGCAAGGCCGTTGTCGTCGCCGGCCTCACCATCGGAGCCGTCACCGACCGCCCAGGCGCTCTGGTCGATGCGGTCGCAGGCGCCGAGGGAAGGCTCGAGATCCGCGTCGCGCGTCAGTGCGTCGAGCAAGGCGATGTCCGCCTCGATCCGATCAGCGATGGCGCGGCGCAGTTCGCGGATACGGGCATAGTCGGTGACCGGCTCGTCGGCGCGCATGGCGCGGATCGCAGCCGACACGGGTCCGCCCAGCGCAACGACGCGCGGCGGCCTCACGGGTGTATGGATGGTCATCTCGGTTCTCTGGGATCGAACCGGCTTGTCACGGCCGGCGGCGCTCGCCCTTGTCACGGGGATCGTGCCTGCTGCCAGCGATCGGCACTGGCACCGGGAGGGTGACAACACGCCCAGAGAACGTGCATCGCAGCCTTTACCCCGAAGGGCTGTTGTATCGCCGCCTAGCGTTGCCGCTTGACGGTGCTGCGATACTCCCGGCATAGTGAGCCGGTCGCGCTCACCGGGAGGTGAGCACGTTCTTTACGGGGCCGAACACCCGGCAAGGTGGAAGGCTTCCGCTCTGGACTGAGACGCCAACCCCGGCAAGGGTCCGTCTCGGGAGTTGTCACGCTCCAAAACGCAGAATGCACGAACACCCCGCGCCCGGCAAGGCGGCGGGGGTTTCGTGCTGCGCGTTAGGTAGAGGCATCCTGCCCCTGGGGACGGAATCATGCGCCCGCTGAACTATCCGTATTTCAAATTTCTCGGTGCCGTCGAAACGCTGGCGACTAGCGCACTTCCACTGCAAAAACGTCTTGAATTCGCGCATACTGGCTTTATTGCTGTGAAGCGCGACGACTTCGATGCATACCCAGAAATTATGGCCGCATACGACGACCTCTATGAGGCTATTACCAAAATCAAAGATCCCGATGCCGGGTATGTTCCGGCCACGACCTCTCGTATGACCGACGAAGAGGCCGAAGCTGCCGCAGATAAACTGTTTACGCTCTACAACCTAATTTCCCGCGTTTATCATAGCGAGGAGTGATCCGAAGCGCTGAAAACGCTTTCCGGTCAATCCAACCTAGCCCGCCACCCGACAAGGTGCGCGGGTTTTGCGTTTCCGGGTCCTTTCCGAAGCGGCGGTCGCACGCTATCGTCACCGACTCGGGCCGCCGGAGACCGCCGCGCCCCACCTTGGCTCGAAGGGGCGCGCCGGTAAGCCCCTGATTTCAAAGGGCGCCCCACCTGCCCCACCTTTCGCGCGCGTATGGAAAAATCCGCGCGGTCTTGGCGCGCCCCGCATGTCCTCCGAAATTACTCTAACGCTCGCAAAAGGTGAGGCAGGTGGGGCACGTAGGAAAACAACAAAAAAATCATTGACTTACGCGCGCTCCACCTTGAACGGCAGTTGGGACGCGGGGCGGATACCTCGGACGCCTTGTCAACTCTATGTGGCCGGGCCCATATTGGGTCCATGGTGTTCCGTCGAAACATCGCACCGTTCGCCGCCGGCTTCGGTGGAGGCCCTGGAGGGGAAGCCCCGATCCGGGAGCTTGATCGCGTGCGCCTGCTTGCGACCGTAATCGGCGATACCAAAGAGAAGATACCCATGGGCACCACGGGAACCGTGGTCGCGGTCTACGCTCAGGGCGAAGCGTACGAAGTCGAGTTCGCGGCGCCTCTTGATACACTGGCGACGGTGGATAGTCGGCAAGTGCTCCTCGTGGAGCGCGCGAGCGAGTGAGTGACGACGACGCGTGGCCGGCGCGCTTCATTGTAGCGCCAGCAAAAGTCACTGACTATCTGCTGAGTGCCGATCACCCTGAAGGCGGACCCAAAGCCGCATTTCTTAAGCAATTTGGGTTTACGGCGGCAAACCCCTTAGATCTGTACCATGCCCTTATCTCTCATTCGCAGAGAGAGAATTTTGCTGGCACGATCGAGGGCCACAAGGCGCTGAAACTGTATTTTCATGGGCTCTTATTTTCTCTGACGCCCGAACAGCCGAACGTTCGGACGGTATGGCAATTGGATGAGGGCGACGCCTCTCGAACGGCTCGCTTCATCACGCTGAAGCCACTCCCGAAGCTGCCGGTTCGGTAATCCGGGCAGCAGGAGTTGCCGTTTAGCCGTGCATGGCTGATTGCAGCACCTCGACGCCCGTACCGCAGCACGACATCAAGGTTGAGGCTGCTTAGGGCCACCAGGGTCCGAGCAGGTCCACGCTGCGTGAGTTTAAGATATGCTTACTTGGGCGGAACGACTGGCCTTCTGGAACCAATACGAGATCCTGAAGCATCTCGCCCCAGAAAACGCCGGAGATTACACAACAAGCTAGGAAATACTTTCTCACGGCTATGGGCAGTATTGCTCCGAACTCAATCCATCGATTTACAAGGAGACAACTGCCAAGTAAGTATCACGCGGAGTGGAGGAAATACTGAACGTATTTCGTGCAATTAAATTTTCAAGCATTAAGCTGGGCTATAAGCCCAAGAGCCCGTCTGCTGAGTTCGAGGGGTTCGATGCCAACGACGACGGCGGCCAGTATGCCTTCGCTCGCTTCGTGCGCCGAACGCTCGGCAAGTGGGATGAGTTGAAGGATTGCCCGGACAACTCTCACAGCAGCGTGTCGCTCCCGCACTATCGGGCGATGCTCCGGACGTGGCGCCGACTCGGCGGCAAGCTCGAGCTGACCGAAGCAGAAATCGAGATCGCCGAGGCGCGGTAAAGCGCGCTTCGGTCCAGACGCGCGAAAAGTCCCGCCCAGCCGGAGCCGGACGGGCAAGCAGTACCACGAAGGATCGGCAGTCGTGTCCAAGCCCAAGTCCGACCTGAAACTTCGCGAGCGAGCGAAAGAGCATCTTGAGCAAGCCAAATCGCTGTTAGCATCGCCCACAGAAACAAATATATGCTACGCCGCCCTCGAATTGCGTTTATGTATAGAATGTCTAGCATACAGGCTTCTTGAATTATATAAGCCACAATCTTCTTTCGAAGCTATAAGTAAGTGGCAGCCGGATAAAATGCTTAAAGAGCTCGTTGCGGTGGCGGGAGGAGTGACAAGCGATCTTGTGATCAAGATAGACTTCCCTGGAGCCGAGACTGTAGAGGCCACGGAGAAGCGCCCGGATGTCAAATGGGTAAGAAGCAATTGGCAAGCGCTTGGAAGTTTTTTGCACACACCTACTATTCATCAGATGTCCAAAGGCCGCAAGAAAGACAGCGCGGATGCTGAGGCACGGCTGCAAGCGATAATCGAAGAGTTGGACCGAATTTTCTCATCTGAGATTTTTGATATCGTTCTGGAGTTTGGCACCGCATGGCCTTGCAGCTGCGGTTTTATGATTAATCGATCTCCTCATTGGCTCGCGTCAAACAATCGAACATCATGCTCGGAATGCGGCACAGAGTACGAAGTATATGCGGCCGACAACGAAATAAGATACAGACCTATTGTTATTGATTGGCTGTGCTCAGAATGCGGCACAAAAAATGAAATCCCAATTCACAAAATCAAGTCTAATGCCGAATGCAAATGCTCATTTTGCGGAACTAATTACAAGTTAAAGGAGCAGTTCAGAATTACAAAAAAAACTTAGATATTCTGCTTATTCAGATGACAGGCGAACAAAATTGAGACTATGGTGTTGCCTCAAAGTTGCGCTCCGTCCATGCCCGACCCATCCGCAGTTGGATAAGGCAAGGATTGCGGACGGTGGCGGTCAGACGTCCATCTGTCGAGCGGTCGAGACATTCACGTCGCTGAACAGGTCCGTCCTCTCGTGCAAAGTCTTGAGGCTGGGCAGGGTGTTCTCGAAGCGGACAGTGAGCTTGCCGCGGGGCGCCTTGGGCGCCCCGGTTAGCATCGAGCGGATCTTGCCGTCCGGCATCCGCATTAGCCAGTCGCCGATGTCGACGCCCTTCTTGACGTTGAGGCCCGTTGTCCGGCCGGAGTCGCGCCGGGTCCGCCAGCGCTGGAACGGCGCGGCCACGCAGGCCTCTTAAGTGAGATCGGCGGCGCCTGAGGTTGCCACACCCACGACGGTCCCAAAGTTCTAGAAGAGCGTTTATATGCTCGACAGCGCGCCACAGAATGCGCTGCCCCGCAATAGCGCCGCGAAGGATGTGGTAGCTCCGCCTATGCCCACTGCTCCGGGATGTGCGTCGAGATCCCAGCAACGGCGATGATGGTGTGCTGCGCGACGGCGCCGACAGTGGAAAACCGGGCGCCGTCAGTCGGGAGTCGGGAAGGCGCGCCGATGGTTCAGCAGTTCCAGTAAGCGGCGCTCGTAACGCCTCTCGTTCGACAATTACTCAGACGAGCGGCGGCGGGTACGCCAGCCCGTTCGAAGGGTCGAGACGGGTGCCGATTCCGTCGGGCCAGCGGTGGGCGATCTCGGTCCAAGCCGTGCCGCGGTTGATCTGGGCGATTTGCACGAAGCCGCCGACTTGGCAGGTGCCGTTCGCTTCGTCGCCATGGATCGGGATGCGCTGCTGCCGGCCGGCGCAGATGATCCGCACCGCGATCTCGGCGCAGCCCATGCCCTGTTCGCCGAGCGGTCGGTCTGGGTCCAAGCCGGCGGCGGCGCACGCCTCGCGGCCATAGCCGGGTGTCCATGCCGTCGCGAGGGCGGGGGTCAGTTCCCAAGCCTTGTAGGGCTCCTGCAACCCGCCCGGCTCCCATGGCTCGGAGTTGAGCCAGTAGGTTTCCCACTGCTGCCGGGCCTCGGAAAACCCGCCGATCAGCATGGCGAAGGCGCGGCTGTAGCCATAGTCGTTGTCAGCGGCGAGCCAAGCGTTGGCTGTCAGATCCACGATCCGAGCGAGCACGCCGTCGAAGTCCATCGCCTCGCCCAGGCCGGCCCGCAGCGCGACATGGTAGAACCACGGACCCTGAAGCGTGACGACACAATTCTTCTCCGGCATCAGCACCAGCTTGGAGACCACGGCCGTCAAGGCGCCGTCACGGCCGTACAAGGCGCCGTCCGACGCGGCGACGATGCCGTCCGGCATCCGGGCCATGAAGATCGCCGTCATGCCGGCAACTCCCCACAGCCCTGCGGCGTGCCGCACACGCCACCCGGCGGCATCGACATGCCGACGATGCCGCCATCGGCGTGGCCAAACGGGCCAGTTTTAAAGAAATCGAGCACGGAGGCGGCCGAGCCGCCGCTCGCGCCGGCGCCGGTTGCGCCGAAAAGGCTCGCCAGAAGCCCACCGCCCGTCCCGCGCTTGCCGAACAGCGAGTCCGTCAGGCTGTCGGCCGCGATGTCGAGCACACGCTGCTTCATCCGGTCAAAGCTGTTGTTCAGGATGTCGGCAACGCTCCGGGCCTCGCCGAGGTCCCGCACCAGCGAGCGCACGCCGTCCGAACCGACGTTGCGGAAGTCGTCCACGTCGCGCATGCGCTCGCGGATCTCCTCGTTCCGCTTGGCTGCCTCGCCGGCCCGGTTGGCGTATTCGGTGATCTCCCGCGTCAGCTCGGGCGTCGCGTCCCGGCCGGCGCGCTGGGCGGCGGTCAGTAGCTCCTGCTGGACGCGGAAGCGCTCCACCTCTGCCGCCCCCATGCCGAAGGTCGTCGCCTGCTCCGCGATGCGGCGGGTGCGGTCCTCTGTCGAGCGGATGGCGCGGTCATAGTCGTCCTTGCTCTCGCGCTCCGACTTCCCTCGACCGCCCTTCTTCGACTCCTCCTCGATCCGCGCGAGCACCCCGGCCCGGCTGATCTGCTCTCCGGCATCGAGGGCCGTCAGGGGTTTGCCAGCGAGATCGAACGCCTTCTGCCGTTCGGCCACAGCCGACTTTTGCTCCGCGGTCGTGGCCTTCAGCGCGTCGAGGCGAAGCTGATCCTGGCGGCGGGCAAGCTCGGTGCTGGAAATCAGCTTGCCGTTGGCGTCCGTCATCGTGTCGATGGCGTTCTTGTACGCATCCTTGGCGCGCTCGACTGCGCTCTCATCGAAGAGCTTCGACCGAGCGGCCGGGTCCTTCAGAGCCGCGTCCAGATCGCTGTACTTTTTCCTGATCTCGCTGAGCTGCGCGGCCCGAGGGTCGAGAGCCTTAGCAAGGGCGCCCGCGGTGGCCGATGCCGACTTAGCCGCCTCCTCGGCAGCGTCGCGGGTAGCCTTCTGGGCCTCGTCAGTCAGCCGCTTCCGGGCCGTCGCGAGCTGCTTCGTCAGCTCCTCGGTCTCGAAGCCGAGTGGATCGTTGATCCGGCGGCTGCGGTCGGCCAGCCGAGCCTCCAATCGCTTCACTTCCTTCGCCGCGCCTTCGGGCACGGCGCCGAGCGAGACGCCCGCGATGCGCTTCGCGATCTCCCAATACCCGGCGGCGGCGGTGGCGGCCGTGTTCCAGGCCGCGGCCCATCCGGTCGTGGCCGTCGCGTTGGCGTCGATCGATGCCTTAAGCGCGTCGGCGAGGGTCTGCTGCGCGGCGCTCTTGTCCCCCTGCTCAAGTTGCGTCGCGATCAACTGGCGGGTGCGGTCATCGAGGGCGCCGATCTTACCCGACAGCTCCTCCGCGCCGCGCGCCGGGTCAGCGAACATGCGGGCGAGTTCGGCGGTCGCGGCCGGCACCTCCTGTCCGGTGATGCGGGCATATTCGGAGGTCGCTCGGGTGAGGTCCCCGATCACGGGGAGCGCAATCTGGCCGGTCGAGGCGTAGCCGGCGACGATCTCGCGCGCGGTCGAGGCCGAGACCTTGCCCGCCTCCGCATTCGCGCGGGCGAGCACGTCGAGCTGCGCGGCGCTGGCGCCGGTGGCGCGGCCGATGCCCTGCGTCGCCTTCTCCAGGGCTTCGCGCTCGTCGCCGGCCTGCTTGCCCGCGAGCAGAAAGGCCGCGCCCAGGCCAGCCACGGCCGCAGCGCCGACGCTCATGGGGGTCACGAGGGCCATCGCGCTCTCGCCAAGCGCTTTCAAGCCGCCCTTCAGCCCACCGTCACCGCCCGCGAGACCCTGTAGGATCTGCGGCCCCTGCTGAAACGCGACAGTGCCGATGCCCGCGCCAGAGCCGAGCGAGGCCACGACGTCGCCGCCCTGATACATCAGGTCTCGGCGCTGATAGTCGCTGAGCCCGCGGCGCGGTCCCGCCGGGTCGTTGTCGTTGCCGGTGCCATAGCGGCGCTCGGCCATGTCCCGCAGTCGCGTGGCGTAGGCGGTCGAGAACGATCCCGCCGCCTCACCTCGGCCGATCGCGGCGACGTCGCGCTCGAGTTGGCGGGTGTTCCGATACTCCTCGTCCAGGCGTGCGCGGACGCGCTCCACCTCGCGCAGAGTGGCCGGGCTCGGCGAGGGGCCGGAGGATGTGGGGACGGCGCCGGCCGCCGCGCCCTGTGCCTGCCTTGCAGCAGCGGCGGCTTCCTGCGCTTTCCGGGTGAGCCGGTCGGTGGCCGCGGTCGCCTGATCCGCCGCCGATGTGACGGAGCGGAACGCGGCCTCTCCCGAGCGCCCGGTCTCGTCCAGGGCCTGCTTGATCTCGGCCTTGCCTTCGACGCTCAGGCGGATGGCGATGTTCGCGGGCATGGGGCGGCCCTCCTATCGGCTCAGTCGGTCGGGCCGCACAGGGCGGGGGCGAACACGAGTGTTTCAAAGCGGTCGTAGAGGGCGGGGTGCGCCATAGCGGCGTCGATCGCCTCGGGCGACACGGGCAGCGGCTCGCCGGCCTCGTCGCCGATGCCCTCCCAGGCGACGACGACACGCCTGGCACAGCCGCGCACCATGGCCTCGCCTGCGGTCACCGACACGGCCGGGTCCGGCGCTTCCAACTCGGCGTTGGCGAGATAGATGCCGCGGGCCGCCTCGCGAGCGTGGAGCATGTCGAGCGCCGAGACTGTGCGCACCTCCATGCGGACACCGGGAAGCATCTCGATCCATTCGGTACCGGTGGGCGACAGTCTCAGCATGGTGCGGGCTTCTCACTGGTCTTCGGTTGCAGGGAGGGGAGCGCGTCAATCGCCGCGTCCCAGGCATCGTGGTCCACCACCTCGCCGGCCTCGTCCGCCAGGGCCGCCCAATCGGGATGGACGATGCGGCGATCAACCATGGCCTCGAAGGGCGAGACGCCGGGCCCGTCCGGCAGGCCGATCAAGCGGTCCGCGAGCGCCCAGAGGTGGATGCAGACAGCGGAGTCGAGGATCGCGGCAACCTGCATGGTGGCGCCGGCCTCGATCGCCACCTTGGCGGCGATGGCTCCGGCGTTGCCAACGAGCTCGGCCAACGCCGTGATCTCGACCACCTCGTCAGACCATTCCTCGATCGGCGGCGGCGGGGCCGGGCGCGGCACGGTGACGGGGCGAGCGGGCTTACCAGCCGGCCCGTTGGCCTTCGGGGTCGCTCGCGCCGGTCGATGCGTGGTGCCGCCACGGTAGTTCGCCGGACGCTGATCGAGGCCCCACTCGCTTGCCTCGACATCGACCTTGCCGTCCGCCGTCATCACGAGGTAGCCGGCCTGCTTCCAATCCGTGACGGCGTTCCGCGACACGCCGCGGCGGCGAGCGAAGGCCGCTTGGCTCAGAAATCGAGGCTCAGACTGGCCGGTCGCGTCGATTGTCACCCTGTCACCCTGTCATCTTGTAATCTGTCACCGGGTTCCACGACCCTGGCGCTAGGAAAGCTGGGGGCCCCGACCACCCGTATAGGTTTGGGGGTGCCAGGGTCCCCCGGGCGGTCACGCCGCCCCTCGCGGGGTGAGGCCCATCCGACGGATCTCACGCTCCATGCTGGCCATTGCGGTGGAGGCGGTGCCCTGCGCCGCGGGTGCGAGCCCCTGACGGGCGAGCTCGCGTTGCATGCTGGCGAAGAGCCGAGCGCGCATGTCGTCCGCGAGTAGGGTGGGCGGGCAGGCGCTCATGGCGGGCGCGGGAGAAGACGAAGGGACCGGCGTCGACGGACGAGGCGGTGCAGCCGGCGGCGGAGAGCCGGAGCCGGATGACCGGCTTGCCTCGTATGCCGCGATGCTGGAGGTAAGGCTGTCGAAGGCGCGCTGCTCGTCGTCGGTGAAGGAGCGGCTGCGCATGATGACCCGCTCCTGATCGAGGCGGGCGAGAGCGCTGCGGTATTCGTCGTCGGTACGGATGGTCATCGAAGCCTCGCTGAAGAAGGGGGACACCCGGAGCGCATGCCTGGCGAACCGCGCCCCGGGTGCCGTCGCCGGATGGCCGATCAACATCCGGCGATCTCTGATCAGGCGGCCTGCCGATCCTGCTCGGCCAGCCATGCGGCGCGGCGGCGGGCGGTCTCCCCCTCGACCCAGGCGCCCAGGTCGAACCCGAGGTCCGGCAGGTCGTTGATGTTCAGATTGTTCGACTGCGCTCGACGCCGCTCTCTCAAAGACGCGATGTTGTGCGGCTCGACCTTGGACGCGAAGCCGGCCGTGATCGCCTGCTGCGCGACCGGCGCCGGGATGGTCGACACGACCGAGTTGACGATCTCGGGTAGGTATCCCTCCTTGCGCGTGTAGCGGAACGCCGTGAGGACGAAGATCTCCTCCAGCGGCACCGAGGGGGCGAAGTCGGGCTCGGGGCGCTTGAACCGCGGCAGGTCCGTAGAAGCTTCACCAGCACGGACACGGGCCGCCAGCTCGCGCATCGGGTCAGTGAGTAGAGGCTTGGCGGGGGTCTCGCCGTGTGTCGCCTCGATGGGCTTGGCGCTGAGCCAGCCGAACCGCTCCCGGCGACCCGCCTCTGACACTTCCAGGCCAGGCAGCGTCGTCGCGATCATGTGGCCGGTCAGGTAGGCCGCGAGAGTTTCGGGGGCCTCCTGGTCGCGACGTCCCGGGTACTCGGTCTTGGCGAAATGCGGGGAGGCCGTGACGGTGATGGCTCCCGCGAGCGCTGCCTGCGCTGCTGCCAGGGCGGTCACGGCCTGACGGACCCGCTCGGCCGCAGCGTCGATCGCCTTGCCGTCACGCTCCAGGGCGGCGGCGGCGGCCTCGCGCTCGCCAGCAATGCGAGCGTCCTCGATCTTGTCCTCGGTGGCGCTGATCCGGCGCTCGACCTCGGCCAGGGCGTCAGCGATGCCGGCGGCCGTGCCCTCCACGTCGCGGCAGGCGCGTTCGGCATCGGCGGTGGCGGCGGTGTCGCTGCCCTCGATCAGCACCTCGCGGCGGCGGGCGACGGCCTCCTCCAATTCGACCGCGAGAGCGGTCTGCCGAGCCCGAAGGTTGTCGCGGGTGGTGAAGAGGCCGGACAGCTCGGCTTCGAGTGTGGCGGTGGCGGCGGGCTTCGGCTTCGGCATGGGGATCTCCTTGGCTTTTGAGGCGGGTGGGCGACGCCAGCGGCGGCTAGAAGATGCGGCGCACATGAGGCCGGTCGTCGGCCTTCAGCATGAGGTCGCAGCCCTCCCACGGCGCTGGCTGGCCGACGCGGGCCGGCGGCAGGTTGGTCCGCTTGGCGAGGCAGCCGAGATAGACGCCTGAGTCATGCTGAGCTGGGCGTGTGCGGGTCCGCATCTCGCGGCGGCGAGTCGGCCGATCGGGTGTTCCGTCGGGACCGGTGAGCGACATGCCGGGCGAATAGGGGGCATTAGTCTCCCGGCCCTGCTCATCGAAGTAGACGGCGTAACGCTCTTCCCGCTCGGGCTCGATGATGGCGGGATCACGCTGCCGCGCCACACGATCCGGGCCGTCGATGCCGGCAGCGGTCGCGAGCTCGTCCGCCCGCTTCCAGTCTGCCAAGAAGGCGGCGATGATGCCGGCCGGTGCCTCGTACTCCTCGGCCAACCTCGCGAGGATGCGCTCGACCTCGGTCCGCGCCTCGGCCTGTTGCCGGGCCCGCGCCTCTGCGGCTTCTCGCTCCTCGGCCTGTGCGACAGCCTGAACGAGAGCCGGGCGCTTGAGGTCGAAGCGCTCGATCGCGCGGCGGACCCGCTGCATCTCCGCGTCGTGCGCCTCGGCCTCCGCGTCGTCGTCCGTCAGGAGAACGGCGTTGCGTCCCACCTCCATCTCTACGATGCGGGTTGCGTTCCGCTCCCGCTCGGTATCGAGGGCGGCCAGATCCTCGCGAAGCTGAATGCTCGACTTGCCACCGGTGACGAGGATTGCCGGTGGCAGCGCGACGGTCAGTTCCGGGCGAGCGACCGGAGGACCGTCCCCGACCGGCTGCGCTTCGGGGACACCCGCTCTGGCGAGATTTGACTTCGGCATAGTGGCTCCGCTCAGCGCAGGGCGATGCGGCCCGCCGGGAAGGCGGGTCGATGAAGATTGGGAAGGGGGCGAATGTGCGTGCCGTCCATGAGGAGACGGCCCTGCAACGCACCACGCAGGTAATCGGCGACGCTGATGCCGCGAGCGGCGGCTGTCCGACGGATGGCGTCAGCCATATCCTCGGTCACGGCGGCGCTGACGCGCTCAGCAAGGGTGATGTGGAGCGTCATGCCCGCGAGGTTGGCGCATTTCAGCGCCCGGCGGGACTGTACAAAACATGACGAAAAACATGACAAACATGACAAACGGCGCCGGCAAGACGGATTCCGACCGCGTAACCCTCGCCCCCTATCCTCCAATCCGAGCGCCGTCGAAGTACACCGCCGCAGCGGAGGTGAAGCTGCCGGCTGACCAACGAGGAGCAAAGAGCGTGACCAAGGATGAGGCCGAACGGACTATTCGCCATCTCTGTAGAGTATATGCCAAAAATAACGGCATCATTGTGCCATCGCCAAATTACATAAGCTGGCACGATTTCAAGAACTTGCTATCCGATCATGAATATTCGCATTACCTCAAATTCCGCTGCCGCCTCGGAGCGGATGAGACGGCCGAAAACTGGTTCGACGAGGAGTTCAAGCAGGCGGGTGGGCAGTAGCCGGCCTACACCGCTCACACATCGTCGATCGATCTTGGATTGGCGGACGCGGCAAGACCGGCCACCCCTTCCTCTTGATCTCCCCAAGCGTCCCGACGTCGCGTGCGAGCTCGGCATCATGCGCAACGCGCGTACCAAGGCAACTTCTGTGACCTAAGCTTTTCCAAGCCTTTGGTTGAACTGGAGCGGTGCGACGCGTGTTATGGTTGCATGCGCTAAGACTGTACGGCAGGCATCAATCAAACTATCGCGTTCATCATGTTCGATGCCACTTCCGACGACATAGCGCGCCTCAACGACGTCGACCTACGTGAGCTCGTCGCGCGATTGTGTGAGGCCGAGCTGGCAAGCCGAGACCTATCGCCCGTCCACGTCACATGGGGCGGCAGTCAGACCGCCGCGGATGGCGGCTTAGACGTACGCGTTGCATTGCCGGCGGGCACGAGCATCGATGGCTTCATTCCTAGAACTTCCACCGGCTTCCAAGTCAAAACGCCAGATATGCCGAGAGCCGCTATCATAGCCGAGATGCGCCCAACGGGTGTGGTCCGGCCGGTAATTCAGGAACTCGCTGACGAGGCCGGCGCTTACATCATTGTCAGCTCGCAGGGTTCAACGGCGGATCGGGCTCTTCGAAACCGACAAAGCGCGTTGCAGGAAGCGGTGGCAGATGTTCCCAATGCCAGTCAGCTGCGCACAGACTTCTATGACCGCACTCGCTTGGCAACCTGGGTCCGGCGCCATCCTGGGCTGATCACCTGGGTAAAAGAGAAGATCGGTCAGGCACTCGTAGGCTGGCGCCCCTACGGCCCCTGGAGCGGTGCGGCAGAGGCCGTTGAGGCTGAGTACCTCACCGATGAGAAGCTGCGTCTGCACATAGGCAAACACCGTGACACGCCCGGCCGGCCGGTCGCCGAGGCGATTGATGACTTGCGTGACGAACTCACTTTGCCCGGCAAGATGGTGCGCTTAGTCGGCCTCTCTGGCGTAGGGAAGACACGCCTCGTTCAAGCATTATTCGATCCCCGTATCGGGACACGCCCAATTGACCCGTCGCTCGCCGTTTATACCAACCTTTCAGACAATCCAGATCCACAGCCAACGGGCCTCGCTTCAGACCTAATTGCAAGCCGCACGCGCGCAGTAATTGTCGTCGATAACTGTCCGCCAGACCTTCATAGAAGGCTGTCAGAACTATGCAGCGCTTCCGCGAGTACGGTGAGCGTCGTTACGGTCGAGTACGATGTACGCGATGATCAGCCAGAGGGGACACAGGTTGTCACTCTCGACACAGCTTCACCAGATCTAATCGAAAAACTCATCCGACGTCGCTACTCACACCTCTCAGAAGTTGACGCCCGGACCATTGCCGAGGCGTCTGGAGGAAACGCCCGCATCGCAATAGCCCTTGCCGGGACAGTCGAGAGTTCGGAAACCGTCGCTGGTCTGTCTGATGATGATCTTTTCCAGCGCCTCTTTCGTCAGCGGCATGAGCCAGACAACGTCTTGCTCCGTGCTGCCCAAGCTTGCTCGCTGGTGTACTCCTTTCAAGGTGTAGACGTTGTTGGAGACGATGCAGAGTTACCGCAGCTGGCAATGCTTGCCGACCTCAAGCCGTCGGAGCTTTATCGGCAGATCAGCGAACTGATCCGGCGAGACTTAGTTCAGCAGCGTAGCTCATGGCGGGCGGTGCTGCCGCACGCGGTTGCTAATCGTCTTGCAGCGCGCGCTCTTGAGGAAACCCCTTATGATCTGATCGACAAATTGCTTGTGACTGGCGGAACGCCTCGCCTTGCTCGATCATTTTCCCGGCGACTTTCATTCCTTCACGAGCATCATCAAGCAATTGCCGTTGTGAGTCGATGGCTCGCCGAAGATGGTCTGCTAGGTGATGTAGCTAGCTTGAATACACTCGGACAAGAAATGTTCGAGAATGTCGCCCCAGTCCAACCTACAGCAGCGCTTTCTGCCCTTGCCCGTGTTGATACCGGTGACGTCACGGCCTCCGCTGTAGTATGGCGGAGATACCAATCATTATTGCACTCTCTGGCTTACGACCGAGATTTGTTTGATCTGAGTGCCGATTTGCTAGCGCGAGCAGTGATACACGGCGATCGAGATCATGATACGAAAAGTATTTCAGATACATTTGCTTCGCTGTTCACGATCTATCTCTCAGGGACGCACGCGACTGTTGACCAGAGGGTGAGTGTGTTAGAGCGCCTGCTCCAAACAGGCAAGTCTAAACAGCAATCACTTGCCCTATCTGCTCTGCGAGAGATGTTAAAAACCACGCATTTCAGCTCATGTCACCGCTTCAATTTTGGAGCCCGTCCAAGAAACTACGGATTTAGACCTAAAACGAGGGAAGACATACGGTATTGGTACGGGGCGGCGATATCGCTGATCGAGCGCTTCGCATCAACCGAAAACCCACTCAGCCAAGAACTGCGGGACCTGCTGGCAGTGAACTTCCGTGGTCTATGGTCCTCGGCTGGCATGTTTGATGAACTTGAAAATTTGGCTCGCCGGATCGCAGCAGATGGATTCTGGCGCGAAGGATGGGCGGCGTGCCGCCAGACGATGAGTTTCGACAAAGATCAACTTAGTCCGGCCGCTTATTCCCGATTGTCCAATCTAGAAGATCAGTTAAAACCTTCTAATATTGTAGAACGAGTTCGCGCCGTTGTGCTTGGAGATAGATTTGGGGGTCTAGATCTTGAAGATTTCGACGATACCGCCGACTACATGAGCCGGCACGAACGACGAGAGGCATTAGCCCGCGAGCTTGGCGCAGCGGTCGCGATAGATAATGCGGCGTTTGCAGCCCTACTTCCCGGCCTTCTACGAGGCGGGGTTAGGACGTGGTCATTCGGTTGCGGGCTTGCGAGCGCTGCCGCCGATCATATTGCGATGTGGGCTAGCTTCGTTAGTGGTCTTGATCACGTTCCTCTGGAGCAACGCGATGTGCAAATACTTAAAGGTTACATCTTCGAAATCTGGAATTGCGATCAGTGCTTGGCTCACGAGCTTCTAGAACGGGCACTTTGTCACCCTGCTTTAATGCCATTTGTTCCGTTTCTGCATACAGCCATTCGGATCGATAGCCAGGCTCTCAGCCGACTAAAGCGGATTTTGGGCGAAAGTGCTGTTCCAGTCGGAATGTATCGTTGCCTCGCATTCGCGCAAGCAGTAGATCATCTGGACGGCGGCGATTTTAGAGACCTGATCTTGTTGATAGCTGATAAGCCTGAAGGGTTCGATGTCGCGTTGAAAATTCTTTATATGCGTTTATTTTCAGATCGCTCGGCCGCTAGACACCATGATCCGAAAGTCGTCCAAGCTGGCGCTGAAATGTTGCGTCGCTTAGTATTTCGAAGAAACAACCAACGCGAGGCATACGAGCTTGCTGAGGTTGCCGAGGCTTGTCTCAGCGGAAATGATGGGGCGTCTCTCGCTGCTGATGTTGTGCGCAGGTTGAGACAGGCCGTTTCAGATTATGAAACTTATGAATTTGACAATTCCGATCTTCTGAGGGGCCTTATACGCGCTCAGCCAATAGCTGTTCTTGATGCGCTTTTTGAGGAAAGCGCAGGCGACGACAGGAATAGTATAAGAATTTTCGGCCGGATTCATGAGCATCAGTCGAATCCTGCAGACGAAATCTCGCAGGCCGACTTGATTGGGTGGTGTCGCGTAGAGCAGCAAAGACGCTTCCCAATCGCAGCTTCCTTCGTCACATTTGCATCTCATCCTGACGGAGACAAGCCTCTTGCATGGTCGCCTCAAGCGACTTCTCTGCTGGTGCATTCTCCAAATCCAATGGATGTCCTGAATGTATTCATCCGCCGCTTTAGGCCTAGCAGCTGGAGCGGCTCACTTGCTGCACTCATTGAAGCGAACTCGCTCTTACTCGACATGCTTCCTGCCATTGCTCAATCAAAGGAACTCGATGACTTAGTTTCCGTTGCCAAGAGGCGGCTTGCGGAAGAGGTTGCTGCGGAGCGGCGGCGTGAGACGGCTGAGGATAGGGAGCGAGACGAACGTTTCGAATAATCAACTCCGCTAGTCGGTCGCATCGCCGCCGTAGGTCAGCGGCACCAGCGCCCCAGCGCGGAGCGGGTTGCTTTCAGGCATAGCCAGATCCTCGTCTCGGTGCGTCGGTGGGTGTGTCGCAGGTGCGTCGGCGCCGTTGCGCGCGGCCGGCATTCTCGGGCCGCCTCAGGCGCTTGGCTGGGCCCGAGGTGCGTCGATTTCCAGACGGGGCCGCGTCACGCGCTGTCACACCTGTCACGCGTTACGAAGCGTGACGGGCCCGTCCCCGAATGTCCTCGGGACAAGCGGCGTGTCCTCGGGACAGCGGGGGGACGCGGAAACCGAACGGGTATCCCGGAGGAAACCGATCGCTTTGCTTGCCTCGTGCCTTTCCAGGGACTTGAGGGCGCCGCCCGGCTACCGCCGTTTCGGTGCCTATGAAGCGGCGCTTGGTCCAGGCCCTTACGGATCAGAGGCTTGGCCCGACGGCTTCCCGCAAAACATCGGATTTCCCGAGATTTCCACGACCGCGCCCACGATGGCGCACCCTCGTTGCGAACCTCGACGTTGGGCGTCGCGGTTTCGGCTCAAGCTGAGCCAAAACGCTGCGAGACCGAGCCATCGAAATTCAGAAAGCCGGGCCGCCGGTGGGCCTGTACAAGGCCGCATTTGGGCCTGTTGGTGGGGTTCGTAAGGCCGCCGGTGGGCCTACAGGGTAAGGCCGTATTTGGGCCTACTATCTATATCTCCGAGTTGGTGCCCCTTGGTGGTGCGGGCTCGGGGTGCCTGCGCAGCCTTGGCGACAGCGGCGATCGCGGCCTCATCCGTTCCGATTGCCCGCCATTCGTGCGTCGGCTCCGGGCTGCGGTCGCGGCCGTTGAGGTAGGTGAGCCGGTAGAGGCTCGGACGGCGGAACTCGGCGGCCGACGGGCGACCGGCCTGCGTGACTTCGAGGAACCCGAGAGCGACGCACTCGCGGATCGCGCTGGGGATCGACGTGCGACGCATTCCGTCGGATGTGAAGTCGGCATAGGTGCAGGCGAGAGCCCCGTTGGCCGCGCCGCCGTGCTCCATGTGCTCAAGCTCGAGCCGGGCCAGGATGCGCCGCCCTTCGTCCGATAGAGCCCTCCACGCGGGCGAGCGGCGGAGTTCCAGGGGGTGGGCCACGAAGGCGCCGACGATCGCGCCTTTGCGCGTGGCCCGGCTCATGCTGCGCCCCCGCAGGTGACGAGGTGGCGCGCGATCTCGCACCGGATGGCAGTTTCCAGGGCCGCGACCTGGCGCGCGACCTCGGCGGCCTCGATGCCCTTCTTCGTCAGCGTGTCGCCCTGCAGGCGCAGGAGGTAGGCAAGGTGCTTCTCGGCCTCACGCTTCGGCATGTCGGCGAGCCGGGCACCCTGCTTGCGGATCAACCCGCGGCGGCGCGCGAGGGGATAGGCGAGGATCTGGGACACGGGCTCTCCTCTGTCCGCAGATGTCACGTGACGACACGTGACTTCACGTGACGCGGCGACCGATCGCCGATCGTCAGATTTGGCCGCTGGCGGGCGTTTTCGTCTTCGACGGCGCTCGGTGGCTCCGAGACTCGCGGCGCCCTGTGGCTGCGCCCGTGAGGGGACCGGGCTACGGCAACAGGTCGGCGGCGGCATCGAGGTCCGCGTCGAACCACGCCGCAAGCTCGCAATCCATGGCCCGGTCTATGTCGTCGTCCGTCGCAACCGCGATGGTGGCGCGGGCGCCGTCCTGGCACCGGACCACGGTGAGGATACGGGGGAAGCCGAGGCGGACCAGCCGGAAGGCCGCGGCCTCCTCCGGTGTTGCCGGCCGGATGCGGTGCGTGTCTTCGGGATGCGCGCCGAACCACAGCGCATCGACGGAACCCAGAGTTGGCATAGGATCTCCGCAGGGTTGTCGCAGCTCAAGCGCTCAGCGCGGCGCGCGGGACGTACCAGTGGCCGCGCACCTTGAAGCCGGCGCCGCGGCGGGCGCGTTGGCGCGCGCTGTCCTTCGAGATCGCCCAGGCTTGCGCCGCGACGGCCAAAGGTACGGCGTCAAACACGTTGGGCGCCGGTTCTGGCTCCTCGCCTGTCAGGGCGGCACGAAGGGCCTGCGCGGCCCGCTCGGCTGCATCCAGTGCCGCAAGGCAGGCTGCGCGCTGTTCAGGGGACACGGGAGGCCGGCAGTATGCCGCCAAGGGCCAGAAACCCAGCCGTCGCCACCTCCGTGAGATGCGGGTGCTCTGTCCGGTCTGCGAAGCGGATCGATCCGGACTTGCGCTCGCATCGAGGAAGAACTGCCTGAGGTCGCCCTAGGCCGTCGATCCGCAAGACGCACCCCGTCACGCGAAGGGGACCGATGACGCACGCAAACCGAGCCACGATGCCCGCGCCCCGATCGCCTTCACCCTCGGCGAGACTAAGGCCGGTTATACGGATCTCAGCCATGGGCCCGCCCCTCCGCAATGTCATCGGCGCGCTGGATCTCGATCGCGATCCGAAAGCCGCGCTCGATCTCGTTGGCCGAGATCTCGGGCCAGCGGGTGATGATTGTCTCGACCCACACCTCAGGGCCGTCTTCCTGTTGGATGCCCTCACCCTTGATGAGCATCTGCGCGACGGCTGCGGAAAGATCAGCCATTGGCCTTGTCCTCCCGGCCGGCGGCCTCGCGCTCGGCGAGCCACACGTTGAGGGTCGACTCGCGTGAGCAGATCGTGCCTTCGAGCCGGAAGGCTGGGATGAGGCCGGTATCGATCCGGTGACGACACTGGCGCTCCCGCATCCTCAGAAAGGCAGCGATTGCCGGGACGCCGTAGAGCAGGTCGGATTGGGGCTTCGAGGGTTCAGACATGGCGCAGAGTTCCTGTTGCATCCTTGTCGCAATTTTGTTGCGCGGAGCGGCGGGAAAGGGACGGATGGCTCCCCCTAACGGGTTGGAAGGATTGGTAATTTTCGGAAATGGGTGGCGCCTATAAAAAACCCGCCTTCCGAGCGTGGAAGGCGGGGTAAGTCATTGATTTATAATGATTTATTTGGAGGGCTGGAACACGACGAGGTGATGCTGCCACATCTCAACTGAGCGGCGGAACGAGTTCAGCGCTGCGCGCAGGGTCCGGTCGTTCAGCTGGCCGTAGTCGCCGCTCAGCTCCTCGTAGAGCAGGCCCGCGGCCACCGCGACGCCACGGAGCGCGGTGCGCAGGTAGGCGTCGAAGTTCGGCCCGCTGTCCGGCGGTTCCGCGAAGGTGACATCCTCGTTGTCGGCCAGCACCTGCAAGGTGCCGGGCTTGAGGTCTAGCGGCGCTGCGCCTTCGTCATCCGGGGCGTCGGTTCCGAGCGGCCCGCCGCCGATTGCGCCGTCGGCCCCATCGTCGAGGACGCGCTTGATGAAGCCGACGAAGCGGGCGGCGTTCTTCTTCCGGACAAGCTCAGCGTCGAGGTAGCCGTCGAGGTCGTAGAGGGTGCGCAGGGCCCGGGCGAGCCAGGGCTCCCCGCGGTCCTGCCCGGGCCGCATCGCCCGGTAGAGATGGCAGACGTCGGCTGCCGGGACGAGGGTCGTGTCGAAGCTGTCAGCGTTGAACGCACCGTCGCCGGGGTGCTCCCGGTAGAGGTGGTACCCGATGCGGCGCCCGATCGCGTCGTACTGGATGCCCTGCCGGATCCGGTTCGAGGGCTCGGTCTTGAGGTGCGGGCAGTGGTCGCCCTCGATCGCCTGAAGCTGCAGCGGCACTGTGAAGCCGTCGGAGGCGCGCCGGGTGCGCAGCCGGACGAAGGTCTCGCCGCCCTCGATCATGCCGCGGGCGGCGATCGCCTGCATGCCGTAGAAGTCGTGCGCGCCGGTTGAGTCGGCCTCGTCCGTCCAGGCCAGCCACAGGCGCTGGATCTCGGCACGGAAGGCCGCATCCTCGCGCTTGATCCGCTTCGCCTCTTCCGGCTCAAGTCCGTCGGTCGGACGCTTGGCGATGGAACGGGGCGTAATGCCGGTGCCGATGATGTTCGAGACGAGCTTGTCGACGGCCGCGCCAGCGTAGGGGTTCTTGCGAGCCTGATCGCGCGACTTCCGGCGCAATTCGTCGAGCGCGTAGGTGATCGCCGAGTTCGGCCCCCACGAGCCGACGTGCCAGGAGCGCGAGCGCCGCCCGACACCGCCGGCAACGTCGTAGGGCCCGGCCTCGGCCAGAGCGCCGCTGCCCTCACCTGACAAGCCCATCGCCAGCGGCACCGGGGCACTGCTGCCCTTCAGGGTGACGCCGACGTTGCGGTAGCCGGTGCCGTATCCGCGCACACCTACCACCCGCTGCGGCCCGTCATCACGACCTGCCGCGTGCGGCGGCGGGGGATGCCACCACCCACCTGCGCGTCGAGGGCGTTGATCTGCTGGTTCAGGTCGCCGAGTGCGAGGCGCATCTCGGCATAGCTCCGATACGTCACGCGGCCAGTGCCGTCGGCGCCCTCATGGGCGCTGTTACCTGTCACCGCGTTACCGGGTTCCACGACCCTGGCGCTAGGAAAGCTGGGGGCCCCGACCACCCGTATAGGTTTGGGGGTGCCAGGGTCCCCCGGGGCTCAGCCGGACCGCCCCATCCCAAACGACGACGAGGGGCCAGCCAAGCCGCGACGCAGTCGGGCGCGGCGCCCTTCGAAGTCGGCCCGCTCCTCGTCCACCTGCCGTTTGACCTCGTCGGCGACGCGCCAAACGCGGCGGATAGCGAACGTCATGAGGCCGATGATGATGAGCGCCGAGACAGTGGCAATGGCGATGATGGCCGCGGCACACATCGTCATGATCAGCACCTGCTCTCGGGATAATGGTTGCGGCGGTCGGATTCGAACCGACGACCTTCAGGGTATGAACCTGACGAGCTACCGGACTGCCCTACGCCGTGTCGTGAAAGTTGAGGGCCAATCGTGCCCTTATAGGGCACGGTCTACAGGACCAGCCTACAAAGTGGAGAAGCGGTCTCGCCCGTCCCCGTAGCGGCTCCATTCAATCCCGCCGAGGGGAGAATTAAGCGGCTACTGCGCGTCTGCTCACATATTACACGAGGCGGACCTCGGCAAGACCAAGCTCGATGGGTGTGCACCGTCCAAAGATGCTTACCCCAAGTTTCAGCCGGTCGCCGGGCAAGATTTTCTCGACCACGGCCGGAAAGCTCGCGAAGGGACCGGTGAGCACCACGACGTTCGCCCCCTCGCTCACACCCATCGGCGCTACGATCTCACCCTTGGCGACCGCGTCGGCGAAGCGCTGAAGCGCCTCCGGATCAAGCCGGGCAGGGCGCAGGACCATGCCGGAGACATTCCCCTCGGGTCCGCCTTCCTCCTCAAGCCGCGAGACGATTTCGGCCACGCCCTGCTGCTGACGGGCCTCGTCGAGGTGGACCTCATCGCGCACCCCAATGAAGATCGTGCGCGGCAGCAACTGCGCGCTGTGGACGACCCTGCGCCCTCGGATCACGATCACCCTGTCTGTGCGGGGCTGGAACACCGTTACTTCGGCCTTGGCCAACTCCTTCGTCGCTCGCTCACCCATGCGGGGCAGCAGGCGGGCGATGTGCCAGTGGCGGGCGGGATCGATGACCAGAGGGGCAGAGCCGCGCACCGGGTCGCTGGCGCTGCCCTTCGTCTCGGACTGTGCCGCCGCCTGTGCCGTGCGGTGCCGCTGAGTCACCTTGGCCGCGGCTCGGCGCTGCCGCCGTGTCCGCTCCTTCTCGCGCTTGCCGCGCCGTCTGTGTAGGTTGCCCATGTGGGTTCCTCCCCAATCCTGGGTGCGGTCACTGCATCAATGCGAAGCAGCCGACTGCCTCGCACTGCGCGTGGATGTGTCCGTTGGTGGCGTCCTTCGCCCACCGAACCCGGCCGGCGCACTCCGGGCAGGTCTCGTCGCCCTCAGAGGCCGGGTCCTGTGCAATCCGGGCCACCATGGCGACGGTGCCGTCATCCGGGCGGATCTCGACCCTCAGGCCCTCTGCGAGACCGCGCAGCGCCTCAACGGCGGCACGCTGGCGCAGAGCATCGGCATCGTCCCGCAGTTCGAGCGCCAGGGCGGCGATCAGCGCCATGTCGGCGGCGTGGCGCATGCCGGCATGGAAGGCGGCGAGATCGTGCTTGGTCATCGGTTGCCTCCTGCCACCATAGCGAGCTGCCGCGGCGCGCCGGCCGCGGGGATGCTGAACTCGTCGAGGATGCGTTGCGGCACCAGCGTCCGCGGGTCGTCGGGCGGCGCGGTGCGCTGGGCGAGCAGCCACTGCCCGCCGGTCCGGCGCCAGCCCTGGACGTGCCGTCTCCAATCGTCGTCGGTCAGGCCGGCGAGGTAGGCGCTGTGGTCCGGGGGCTGGCCGCTCAGCGGGCCGGCCTGCCCCGTCGGCGGCTCGAACCGGTCCTGGTTCAGCCATGTCGAGGCCTGGGCGACGAACTCGGTCCCGATCTTGCCGATCTCGGCGAGGTGGGCAGCGTAGCGGCCCACGCCGACCATCATCGCCGCAGGGGTCGCCCCTCGTCCGATCGCCGCAGCATAGGCCTTCAGGGCCGTTTTTCGAGGATTGTCGCCTCGTCGTCGAGGATAGGCTGCCCAGAACTCGGCGAAGCCTTCCGGCTCCGTCCCCTTGGGGACTACAGGGGTATCTTCTCTTCTCTTCTCTTTTAGGCTTCGATCTTTATGAAGCGGCACTTCGCTAGGTTCGTTGTTTTGCAACAGGTTAGCAGTGCCATTCTCCAAGTCAGCCGGATTTTTTCTGCGCTGGCCTGAGATTTTTCCGCCTTTTCCTGCGTTTTCCCGGTTTTTTTGGACGGAATCGAGTTCGCGGGCGGCTCGAGAGTTGCTGATCCGGCCGCCCTCCACGACGAGCTTACCGGCCCTCACGAGCTCGTCGAGATGGCGCAGGAACAGCTTGAGCGTCTGGTTGCAGCGCCCGGCCAAACCTCGCTCGTTCAGCGCGATCGGGCCCTCGTTCAGCATGATGAGCTGCACGATGACGTGGTAGGCGCGGTAGGCGCCGTCGCTCAGCGCCTCGGTCCCGTCCATCCACGCCGGGATGTCGTGCTTGTAGAAGCCGACCATCAGCAGGCCCTCATACGTGCGCCGCTCACAGGTACGCCTCCGCCAGCACGTTGCAGGCGAGATCGGCGAAGCACTCGATGCGGGTTGTCGGTCCGCCGCGCTGTTTCAGGATCTCGATCTCAAGGATGTTCTGCGCCCGCGCGAGACGGTTGATCTCATCGTCGGTCAGGTTCGGCTTGTTCTGCAGGTAGTAGGCCTCGCGGAAGATCCCGAGCACCACGTCCGCATCCTGCTCGATCGAACCCGAGTCGCGCAGATCCGACAGCACCGGGCGCTTATCCTCGCGCCGCTCCACATCACGGCTGAGCTGCGATAGGCCGAGCACCGGCACGCTAAGCTCCTTCGCGAGGCCCTTCAGCCCCGAGGAGATCTCGGTCATCTCCTGCACCCGGTTGCCCGAGTAGCGCTTCGAGGGGCGGATCAGGCCGATGTGATCGACGATGAGCGCCGCGAGCGGCTGCCCCTGCCGCTCAGCCGTCAGCCGCATCTGCCGCGCCCTGGAAGCGATCTGCGACAGCGTCACACCGGCCTGTGGCTGATCCAGAGCGGGATGCGGGCGGCTTCCTTCTGCGCCTCCTCGAGCCGCCACAGGGCCTCGTCGGACAGGCCCTTGGCCTCGGCGATGCCGCGATAGGTGATCGGCTCCCGCGCACGGGGGTCGTAGGCCAGCGCCGACAGGACGCGCTCGGACAGCTCGTCGGCCTCCATCTCCAGCGAGAACATGCCGATGGCGCCGCCAGAGCGGGCCGCGGCCAGTGCGATGTGAAGGGCGACAGTGGTGTTGTGGGTGACGATGTGATCGTCGGTGACGTAGAGTCGACTTGGGTGGGATACCGAGATGCACCGGCAGGCCTCGACGCCGTCGGGCTCGATCGACGCTATCGTCAGTGATCGGAACCACGATCGTTCGCGGAGGCGTTCGGCCTTACGCTCAAGCGTGAAGATCCCCGCGACCATCGGGCCTGATATGCAGACCACATGCGCGTCAAGCTTCCGAGAGCGGCCCTTGTCGATCGAGCCGACGAACGCAGCCTTGGACGAGTATTTGGCCCACAGGCCAAGGGACCGAGCCAGTTCGATAACGTCGTTCGCGAGACCGGCCGAAGCTGACGAGTATCGAGCCGACCCCTGTTTTTCGACCCACCCATCGGTGTCCAGAAGCCCTTGCAGGAGAGCGAGACGCTCCTCCCGGCCCGCATCCATGTACGAACGCGGAACGCGCTTCTCCTCGGACCTACAGCCCATCGCTCCGAGTGAGACCAGGGCGCCTTTGAACAGATTGCGCCGCGCGTCGCCGGTGACGCCGTACTCATCGTGCGCATGGTGGCTGAGCCCATGCCCCGGCGGTAGGAGATCCGCAACACGGTCACGGATCGCGGTCTCGTGCAGGTGCAGGATTACGCTGTCGCCCGTCAGGGTGCCGTGCCCAAGAGCGACGCCAAGCAGCCAGGGGTGAATCGGAAGATCCGCGTGCTGTCCAATTTCGCCAGAATGCGTCGGGATGGACAGGCGGTTGCGGTAGCGGGCCTTATCCAGCATCTCGATCAGCCGCGACGTGTCGATGACCCGAGGACGCGACCATTCGCGATACGACACCTCCCATAGGTGCTCCGCGCAGCAGCGCGTCTCGCGACCATCGGAGAAGGCCACGCGGTAGACGAGCTTCCGCCCTTGCTCGTAAGCGCCGGTGACCTGCGACGCCTGCCCATCGACGGAGCTGATCGTATCGCCGACCGCGAGGTCGCCCATCAGGCGCCAACCCTGCGGGGTATGGACCCGGGACGTCAGTGGCTGAGCCTTGCCCATGGCCGGGCGACCGGCAAGCACGATGAATTGGCCCGGCCGCATGCCGAGGGTCACAGCATCGAGCTTCGGAACTCCGTAGGGGACGCCGCGGCGTTTCTTGCCCTGCCGGGTCTCGGCGACGCGGGCGAGCACGCCGGCCGTGCTCTTACCGAGCGTGATGCGACGCACGTGCTCGGCGAGGCCGGCGCTCGCGACCTCGTCCAGGGCTTCGATCATGTAGGCAGCGTGGGCAGCTGGATCGCGCACCGAGCCGTCCGTCATGGCGGCGACGGCATCCTGAGCGGTTGCCAGCACCTTCCGCATGCGGGCTGCCTGTGCGATGGCGCGGGCGTAGCCCGGCGCGTTGATGACGGTGGTCGCCTCCGTCACCAGTCGCCCGAGATATCCGCCGACGGTGGTGCCCCCGAGATCAGCATTCCCGAGGACGGCGAGCATCATCCTGCGGTCGATCGGTTCCCCGGCATCGCGGCGGGCGCACATCGCCTCGAAGATCTGGCCGTTGACTGCCTCGACAAAGTCCTCGGGCTGGACGTGCTGACGGGCCGTGTCGATCGCGTCGCCGTTGAGGAGGATCGCGCCGAGCAGCGCTTGCTCGGAATCGAGCGCGTGCGGCGGCAGTGCTTCGGTAGGGGGCGGGCCGAACATCAGGTGCGCCGCTCGAACGGCGTGACGGTTCCGCCGAGCCAGCGGATCTGTTCGGCGGTCATGCCCAACTCGACGAAGGCACGCCATGCGCTCGCCGCCTCGCGAGCATCCTCAAACCGGAGCGTTTCGTCGGCACGGTTCTTGGCGGTGACGAAGCGGTCGAAAGCTTCGGCTTCGCGCCGGTCGCGTTCGGCGGCGAGATCCACGATGCCCATGCTGGTGTCCTTCGCAGGCAAAGGGGGAGCGTCGGCGCGGTGCGGGATTGCATCGCGGCCTGGGTTCGGTCGGCGCGCCGGTCGTGGCGCGGTTCGGTCAGGGCCGGGTGAGGGCGCTACGGCCCCGGAGCGGATCCAGGGTCGTGGTGGGAATCGGTGCCGGCCACCTCAGGCTTCTCCCCGAGCCAGGGCGCGATCTTCAGCGCCAGCCACGCGGACCCGGCCATGATCCACCGCGCGAGCAGGGTCCGCTGGCGGAACGCCCAGGGCCGCGTCGCAGGCGGCGATCCGCGAGATGACGGCGCTGTACTCATCACGTGCCAACTCCAACTCACGGGCATCCCGCGCCGCGATCCGCAGGCGGTCCATTTCGTCGGCGCGGATCGACCGCGCCTCGCTGTGCCAGATCCCGCGCACGCGCCGGTCGCCGAGGCCGGTGACCCGTGCGACGCGCGACAGGGCCGCCTTCACGTTCTCGCCCATCCGCAGCGGACCGGCGATGATCTCGACGAGTTCGCGAGCCTCGGCTCGTGCCGTCAGCATGGTCGTTCCTCCGGGCTTGGGTGATTTACCCAAGGTCTCGGGTGACTTGCCCAACATCTCGGGTGCCTCCTGTGGTCGAGTGTCCGTCGAGCACAGGGAGAGGAGACCGGCAGGTGGATCTGAGAGAAGGCAGCGAACCCCCGACCGACCGCAGCGTCTTGGCGGGCGGAAGCGATCGGCAGGGGAGCGGTGCCAGGGAAACGGAAGCTCACCGGGGTGTCTCCGCGAGAGCGGGTGCGCGTCGGGGGCTGGCCGGGACGAGATCGACCGCGCGGACCTCGCCCGAGGTCACCGCCTCGATCCGGGCTGCGAGACCGATGCTGGGCCCGCGCGTCCGGAAGCGAAGCTTGCGCACCGCCTCGGCAGACACCCCGCCGATGCGCTCGGCCATCGCGGAATCGGTGACGCCCTCGCGGCGCATCCAGAGTTTCAGCGAGACCATCGGTTCAGCCCTCGCTTCGGCGGGTGCGGTGCCGGGAGACCTGCCGCCGGTGCGGCTGGCCGAGGCCCTGGCGATCCTGACCGTGGATCTCGTCGGCGTGCTGCCGATCCTCGACCGCGACGCGGTGCTGGAACGGCTCGCCAACCGCCTCGACGAGCACGGGCGCAGCCCCGGCGGCACGGAGGCGGCCGCCATACTCGGCGCGGTCAGCCGCGCCCTGATCCGATTGGGTGCCTGAGGGGAGGGCGGAATGGCCGAGACCGACGAGATGTTCACGATCGATCTGGAAGGCATCGAGCGCGAGATCGACATGGGCGAGCACGGGCCGTGCGAGACCTTCGACGTGCGCTTCTCCTGCACCCGGCCGGACTGCTCCCTGGAGGTGCGGGTGACCTTCGACGTGAAGGACGTGCCGACGCTGGAGGTCGTGCCGCGGGCCATGGCGGAGATGCGCCGGGCCTTCGCCGCCCTGGCGGAGCAGAGCGCGGGCTGGGGCCCGAGCGCTACCTGAGATTTGACGGGGATGGGCAGTCGCGGACCGGGCGTCACGATGGACACCCGATCCGCGCCGCTTCAGCATCGGTGTTGCAACACGACCGATGGAGCTCTGAAGATGACACTGGATGAAGCTGCGACGCGTGGCGGACTGATTGCGTCTCGCGCGATCCTCTCCGCAATTCTGGTCGAGATCCACGATACCAGCGGTGCAGCAGCTGTGCGCCGGATCCGATTGGCCGCCGAAGCGCATTGCGAGGAAGCCCGTCAAAGCATGTTCTCCGATGCGGTGACGATCGATGATCGCGACATGGCCAAGGAGTCTTCGTCCGTGGCGGACGGATTTCTCGACGGCGCTTTCGCCGCTGCATACGCGGCCGAGTTCGATTGAGAACCGAGGTCGATCACCTGACCGCTTTCCAGGCTGACTGCCGGCCGTCCGCCGGAGGCGCGGATTTCGTCCATTTGGCCCGCGCGTCGACGCACAAGGGCACGACCGCGATCGGCTTCCGCGGTTCGCGCGGCATCGATCCGCGCATCGATCCGCCGGTCGAGCCAGCGCAGGAAGGGGGAGAGGATGCGCGCGATCACCCGATGCCCGCGCATCATGGAGGATGAGGGGGGTCGACTGGTCCGATCGGGATTGCTCGTGGCGATCTGATGCGGATGGGAACGAAGATGACGGCTCATAGGCAGTCCCTTGTGGCGAGTTCCAGCGAGGGGCCCGGAGGCGCTTCAAAGAACCAAACGTCACTCCATTCCAGATCACGTTCGAAGGCCGCGTTCCGTATGGCCACCATCTGTTCGCGAGTTGGGTTCAAGGCCCCTGCCTCCCAGCGAGACACGGTGGCCTGAGTCGCGCCCGCGAGTGACGCGAACTGCGTCTGCGTGAGGCGGAAGACGTGCTTCCGTATGCGGGCCAGTGGATGCATGCCCGGAATATATTCGAATGCGAATTATTCCGCAAGGGCATAAAATGCTGGCGTTTGCACAGTACGAACCCTCATATTATTCCGGTAGGTATGTCAGACCTCAGCCGCAAAATCCGCGAGGCACGTAAGCGCCAGGGCCTTAATCAGGTCGAGTTCGCACGTGCCATCGGAGTAACGCAGAGCACAATTTCGAAATGGGAAAGCGGCGCGCAGCGGCCTGACGTCGATGCCGCAATCAAGCTGTCGATTTGGGCCAATGAGCCAGCTGGGTCATTCATGTTCGAAGGGGATGAGCACCCCTTCGTTATATCTGACCTGGACACATTCGTTGATGTTATTGGTTGCGCCGAGGGCGATAAGTGGCTCGAAAAAATCGAATGGGACGAGAACGACCACTTTAAAGTCCAGCTGCCAACTCCTAAAACAATGGACTTCAGTGACTTAAGGGGCTGGCTGGTCAAGGATGAAGGCATATCAAAGCTTTATCCTAGAGATAGCGTAGTTTTCTGCAGGCCAGAGAGTAATCCAGATCTGATAGGAAACTTTGATCGAGTGCTTGTAGTTAGAGAAAATGACAATGGTCTCTTCGAGATAACAATCCGAGAAATTGCTAAATACAAAGACATTGTTATAAATCTTCGCTCTCATGCTAGAGACCCCGATCAGATCCGAAGCTTCGACCTTAAACCGCTACGTCTCGGCCCCGGCATTAAATCAATGCGCATCGTGGGGGTTGTCGTAGCTAGCTTTGCTTTGGAGCCGTACCGAGACCCTGCGCCATCACCGGGCTGGGAGTGATCATTCTGATTCGAATAAAATTCGTTGACGGTCATTCCAATTCGAATATATTCCAGTCCATCGCCCCTCGCGGTGGAGCCCTCCCGTGCTCGAGAACCTGCTTCCCTTCCTGCCGATCCTCGCCTGCGCCAGCCTCTGGCTGATCGGCCATCACGTCTGTGGTCGGGCTTGAGCGATGGGCGGCTCAAAATCAGAGTTCGAGGCGCGTTTGCTGGGGGCGGGAGCCCGCCGGGCGATGCTCCCGGACCTTCACGATGGCGTAGTCGGCGCGCAGCCCCTTCGCCGTCTGCCGTGCGGTCTCACGGACATCGCACACCAGCAGATCGCCTTTGGCGAAAGCGATCTCGCTGTTCTCAATGCGGGCGATGAAGTCGGCGTCTTCGACATCAACCAGGGTCGCCCGGCCGTGACCGTCGGAAAGCCGCCACTTCTTACCGGACTTGAACGACAGATCGATGATCGAGAAGACCTTGGTGTGGTGGGTCTCGAACTCGCTCTCTTCGACCACGGGCGGAGCCAGGAACACTCCTGCCGTCTCCCGAGTAATTTCCTCTTCGACGCCACTTCCCTCCAGCACGATCCTGTCGATGCCCGGCTTGTCCAGGGGCTCGACGGCTACACGCTCCAGCGCGGTGCGGAAGGCCGGGTCGAAGGCAACGCGTGCGGATGCCTCATCAGCCTCGATGGTCTCGCCATCGAACTCAATCATGATGGTCGAGCCTCGGCGCTCCAGCCGTCGAGGTCTGCGCCCACGGATGCGTCGGATCAACGCGATGGCGCCGGTCCCACCGCCACCTACCAAGCCGATGATGGTGATGAGCTTCAGCACAGCATCGACATCAGAACCGGTGACGAAATCGCGTACGACCGCCCAGGCTCCGTGCGCCTGCACGGTCAGATCGACATAGAACGAGCCATCGCCGACCGTGCGGACCTTCACGGCCACATCAAGGGCGTCGCCGTTCACGACGCGATTTGCCGCCTTCACCATTTGCCCCAGCGCAATCAACGCCGGTGCGAGGTCCGCGACGTCGATCTCATGCTCCGCGAGGGCAGGACCGTCGAATTTCAGGCGGAAGGACGGAGCGGTCATCTGATGTGTTCGCGAAATGTTCCGGCGCGAGTCAGGAATATCGCGCGTGCCGACCATTCCACAAGGAGGCTGGGGAGTCGCCTGCGTTTTCCGAGATCTGCCCTGTGAAACTGAACCTACCGAGTGCGAGCGAAGACGGAGGAGACCCCATGAGCAATGTCGTCCAAATCCACGCCGAGCCGGAACCGGACCGCGCCGAACGCCTCATCGACGCAGCGGCCCAGGGCGGCGTCGGGGTCAACGTCCACTTCAGCCCTGTGACCGGAACGAGTCTGTTGTTCAGTCTGGAGGACGGCACGCCTCCGGCCGCCCTGGCGCTGGACGCCGTGGCCGAGATCTCGACCCGCTTCAAGACGAACGCGGCCTTCCGCGAGGCGGTGGAGCGCTACGGCTTCCAGATCGGTGCGGCCGTCCACGCGGTGACCGACCCGGCGTGGCAGACCCGCGATCTGACGCCGGAAGAGACCGCCGCGCTGTATGCCGGGGAGGGGGCTTGAGCGATGGCCGCGACCGAACCCACCGCTCACCCCAGCGTGCCGGCCTTCTCCCGCTCGACCGCTTCGAGCAGCACCGCGTTGATCCGGGTCTGCCAGCCCGGCCCGCCGGCGCGGAAATGCGCCAGCACGGTCGGCGAGAGCCGCAGCGACACGGGCTCCTTGGCGTCGGGCTTGGCCGGGCGCCCGCGCCGCACCAGCTTGCCGCCCACGAGGAAGTCGGCCCGGTCCATCATCTCGTCGGTGAGCTCGGGCAGTTCCTCGTATTCCTCGGCCGTGATGACGTGCGCATCGACCTTGGCGAAGTCGGTCTTTCCGACGGCGTCAGCGGAGAAGCGGGGCGTAGCGGGCCTGTTCGCGGTCATTGGCCTTCCTCATCGAGAAGACGTGGCGATCCGCGCCACGCGGGGTCCAGCCGACGATCACCATGCGCCCGCGCAGGAGGCCGACCGTGATGATGCGGGTCTCGCCGTAATCCGCCCGGGTGTCCTCGAACTCGAAGACCGGGCCGGCGAACACCGCTTCGGCGGCGCGGAAATCGAGGCCGCGCTCGGCCAGCGTCTTGTCCCGCTTGGCCGGGTCGAACGTGATTGCCATCGGCAGGTAGGATGGCAGCACCGCCTGCGCCCGTCAATAAACGTAGATACAGAAATTCCGGCAGTCGCTGACGCGGTACGGACACCCGTCGTCGCAAGATGCACCGACACGAGCTTTCCGGCCGGCTCCCGCCGTTCCGGCCTGAGGACGGCCATGCCCTGAGCGTGCCGCCCTGAACGCAAGCGGCCTCCGCCGGTCTGACCACCAGCGGAGGCCATAGCCCCACCCCACGCACATTGGTGAACGTCATGATGCAGGACCATTCCCGCAATCGCACCCCCATGCCCACTGCGCAACCGCCGGCCGGCGCCGCGCTGCCCGAGCCCGGGCCCGGGCCCGCCCGCGCCGAAGCGGGTATCGCGCAGATGCTGACGAGCGCGCCGTCTCCTGCTCCTCATTCGAAAATCTCGGACGACCTTCGTGCGGCGCTCGACGAGCTCGCCGCAGCCGCCGCGGCGGGCTGGGCCGAAACGAGCGACGATGACGAGGCCTTCGACGTTCACGAGGCTCGCCAGGATGCGGCCGATGACGTGCTCCTCGCCACCCCGTGCCGCTCGCTCGCCGATGTCGGTGCGAAGCTGACATGCCTTATCCCGCGCATTCGTCCGGACCTGCTCAACAAAAGGCATGCCGAGCACTTGGAGGCGATGCGCCTGGACATCGATCGGATGCTGGTGCCTGCGGTGTTCGATGGTGTGGGCGGGATCGATCCCATCTTCGCTGCCCTCGCGACCTACCGCGAGGCTGCGGCGGCCATGGACGCCCTCTCGGACCTGATCCGGGGCAGGCGCCCGTCAGCGGATGAGTTCGCAGAGGAGAACCGGCTGAGTGCGAAGCAGTGCCGCCTTCGCGATGCGGCACTCGCGACAGTCCCGACCACGCCGGCCGGGCGCGCCGCCCTCGCTCAGTTCGTGCGCGACGAAATGGACGCATCCGGCACGGCCGATGGTGGACCGCCGGACGACGATCACCCGATTTGGCGAGATGGGCTGCGGGCGCTTCTCGCGGCGCAGGATGCGGAGATCCGCACCGCCTCCGCAGCAGCGCATCCCGACGCCGCGCTTCTGGCTCAAGGGTCGATCATCGCCGGGATGACCAAGCGCCGCGACGATCTCTACCCTGCCGTGTGCGATTTGGAGTTGGCCGCGCATCACGCGGTCGGCCAACCGCCTGAGATCGACGCCCCGGAGATCCGGGACTGGGGCATGCGCCTGAGAGCCGAGAAGACACGCAACGGCCACGGTGCGGCAGACGCAGCTTGGAGCGAAGCCGACAGCGAATTGCTGGCCAACCTAATTGGTCTGGCCGAGATCCGAGCCACCACCATGGACGGCCTGACCTTCAAAGCCCGCCTCGCCCACGAGCACGAGGTCGAGGAGATCGCGAATGGCATCGTTGCCGATCTGATCGCGATGGCAGAGGCGGGTGAAGGGCGACAGATCAAGCCATCGCTCTCTGACCAGATCATCGCCTGCTGGCGCGAATGGGCGACCCAGCCCGATGGGGATGAGACCGACCAGGGGACGGCGAACTTCGAGCGCCTAAGCGCCCAGCGGTTCGCCCTGTGCGATGCGGCCGAATCCCTTCCGGCCACGCTCAGCAACGCGCCGACCAAGGCACTTGCCCTGGCGTGGGTGGAATACGTCGATCTCTGGCAGAACGGCACAGCCCGTGAAGCCTACAGCATCGACGGCCGGCTCGCCCTCGACATCGACACCGCCATCTGCGGTCGCCTGAAGACGCGCTACTCGGGAGAGGCGGCATGAGCGCGCGTCTCATCGAACGTCCGGTCATCGGCGTCAACGTGATGGTGCTGCGCGACGGGCGCACCGTTGCTTTAGAAGCCATCGCCACCGCCGCCGAGGGGCAGGCCATCCTCGACGATCTGGATGGAGCAATTCTCGGCATCGAGGATCAGCTCGCCTTCGACGACGGCCGCAACGGCCCCGACTGGCGTAAGCGGGCGGAGATCGCCCTGAAGGTGAAGCGCCGCCAGCGGCCGGCTCTGCAACAGCGCATCGGCGAGCTACGGCGGGCTGAGAAACAGGCAGCTCGAACCTGTGCCTCAACGTCCCACAAGGATGCGCAGCGGAAGGCCTTCATCGATGCGGCCGAGGAACTGCTGCCACGCGAGACCTTCGTCGAACTGTGGGCGCGGGCGGCCGAGCGGGAGCCGGTGGTCTTCGTGGATGCGGTTGGGGGTGGAGCATGAGCCGCGCTGCGCGAAGGCCGCCTGTGGTGATCGTAGACCCGTACATCGACACGCTCGGTCAAAGCTGGCCCCGAGAAAAGCTCGACCGCTTGCTGGGCGACCCTACGGTCATGCGCCTCGTCGAGGTGGCGATCCAGGCAGGGTACGCGTCCGATCGCTCGGAGTGGTATCCCGCGCGCACCCTCTCATGGGCCCGCGCTCGCTACCGCCGTGAAGAGTCGGCCGGGCTTCTCTGCGTCTTGGCCCTTCGCTTCCGTGCGATCGGCCTCGACCCCTTCAATGCAGGGGGATTCGCGGAATGATCCCGCCCGACGTCTCCGACAAGCTGACGAAGCTGATCCCGCTGTTGGGCAGCGACAACGACGGCGAAGCGCTGGGCGCCGCCCGCGCGATTGGCCGGACTCTCCAGGCTGCGGGGCTGGATTTCCACGCGCTGGCCGATCGTGTCCGTCCCGGCGCGGCCGAGGTGCCCCGCATCGTCTACCGCGACGTGCCCTACGCCACGCCCCACTACAACTATGCCGACTCCTTCCGGCAGGCACGGCCGCCGGTGAGCCCGCACGAGCCCGCCGACGCTCTGACACGAAGCTTCGGCTTACCGATCTACTGCGAGGAGCGCTTGTCCCCTTGGTGGGACGTCGGCTCGCACTGCCTCACGCTCAATCGCACGATCCCGAAGAAGTACGGTGGCCGCTTCCTGCGCGAGTTCGAGGTGGCAATCATCAGGGACATCGTCCGGGGTGTTCGCACCCCGACCAACGCCCAGGCGTCGTGGCTGGAGACGGTGGTCGCCCGCTGTCATCAGGCGCGCGATGCTCAGCGCCGAGCGGAGACGTCGCATGCCCCGTAGGCCCGCCGCCATAACGCAGGCCGACGTCGCCCGGGCGATCCGCGCCGTTCAAGCGGCCGGCTTGCCGGTTCATCGCGTCGTGGTGCGAGCCGACGGCGTGGCGGTCGAGACGGTACCCGGTCCGGAGGTAGATCGCGCCGGGCCGAAGCTTGCGGGCGAGCGGAAGGTCGTGATCCTATGA